GGCACGACGTTGAGCCCGATCGGTTGGAACGCCTCGGGATTGTTGTACCAGGCGCCGACGAGCGCGATCACGCAATGCGTGAGCGGGTCGGGGAGCGCGTCGTGGCCGCACGCGTAGGTCACGACGATCATCGTCCCCTCCTTGCGTCCTGGGCGCTCGAGGAACCGCAGCACGGGCATCGGGCCGTCGGAGAGGTCCACCCACCAATCGGTTGTGGGAAGCGTCTGGGAGCCCGCCTCCGTCGTGTAGTTGATGAGCGTGACGGACGTGAACGGGAAGCCGGGAAGGACGGTGTCGGTCCACTCGGAGAGGTAGAGCGTCTCCGTGCGCTGCGTGAGCGCCCGCCCGGTGTCGCGCTCGACGAGCTGCATCGCCGCCTCGCGGAGGCGGATGAGGTCGGCGTCGTCATCGTCGTAGTCGATGCGAAGCGCGCTCTTGATCGTGGAGAGAGGGACCGACATGGAAAAGACCGTGCTCCCCTTTCGGGGAGCCGGTCCGCGTGGGAAAGATGTTTAGACGGTGAGGTAGGCGAACGCGAGGTTGTTCGTGCACACGCCGTAGGTGCGGTGCCCGACGACCACGCGGTTCATGAAGCTCGTCGAGAGGCCGTACGGGTCGATCATCACCGACGCGCCGCCGTCACGGTCATAGATCTCGTAGTAGTCCCAGTTGCCGAAGACGATCGCCTTGTCGCCTGCGGCGTTGGTCATCGCCTGGTTGACGTAGACCGGGAAGCCGTAGATCGTCGACGGCACGCCGTCACGGATGTCCGAGTAGGTCGCGGGCGGCTTCCAGATGTACTCGCTCGAGCCGCTCGCGATCTTGATCTTGCGGACGGTGCGGAGCACCGTGTCGTTCATCATGTAGCCGACGTTGCCGCGGCGGTACTGCGGGAGGATCGAGTGGGCGACGTCGATGAGGTCGTCGCCGGTCAGGTCGGCGATCGCCGATCCGATGTCGCCGCCGTTCTGGATCGAGAAGCTGAGGAGGCCGGGCATGTTGCCCGCGCCGCCCGCGCCGGTCGTGTACTCGGTCTCGAGGAGGTTCGCGAGCGCCTCGCCAGACTTGCGGGCAACGTACTCGAGGCCGCCGATCGCGTCGTTCTGGTACTGCCGCGAGACGGGCACGTAGACGCCGTACATGATGTCCAGGACGTCGACGTTCGCGACGGCGAAGGTCGTGTCCTCGGTCACTGCGGCCGCTTCGGTCACCTTGTAGGCGGTCGGCAGCGCGCCGCCGACGACGATCTTCTGATCGCCGACGACGTTCCGCACCGGGCACACGGAGCGGAAGACGTTGAACTGGTTGATGCGCTCGACGATGCGGTCCTGCCAGATCGTCGGGATCGCCGACGTGCTGTTGGTCGCGCCGGTCGTCACGTTGGTGCGCTCGGCCATGACGCGCTCGAAGGCGAGGCGGTTGCCGCTGAAGAGGGCGCGCGCGAACCGCTCGGCGTACTGCGCCTCGGCGTCGGCGCCGGGTGCGCTCGGCGAGCGCGAGGTGAGCGTGGGCTGCGCCTCGAGCTTCGAGAGGCGTGCCTCGAGGGCCTTCGCCTGCGCGCGGAGCTCGGCGGCGGTGAGGTCGGCGTCCATGCGGTCGAGCGCCTGGCGCTGCTCGCCGTTGACCTTGAAGGCGTTGTCGACGACGTCCTGGGTGGCGCTTCCGTTGCGGCGCTCGATCTCGGCAAGCTGCTTGCGGTAGGCGTGGGTCGTGCTGAGGATCTGATCAAGCTCTTCCATATCGTTCCATCCTTGCAAAGTGAAGTGCGAGCCGCGCGCGGGCGGCCTCCAATGCGGCCGCGGAGACGCTCCGCAGGCTCGACGATGTCTGGGGGTAGGCGGCGTCCTGGACGATCGAGACCTCGACGAGCGAGGCCTTCTTGACCAGGCGCTCGGAGCGGTCCTTGCTCCAGGAGTCCTCGACCACGAAGAAGCCGAAGCTCATCTCGCCGCTGAGGTCGCCGCGCTCCATGAGCGCGCGGACGTCGTTTCCGAGCGTCGTCTCGGGGAGCGTCGCCTCGAAGGCGAGGCCGTTCCGGTCGCTCTTGAGCTTCAGCGTCCCCGAGCGCGTGCGCGCGAGCGGCATCGACGCATCGTGGTTGTAGTAGAGCTTGACGTCGGCGCCGCTCGAGAGCGTCTCGTTGAACGCGCCCGGCGCGATCCTCTCGACGAACTTGCGGCCGCCCTCGACGATCTCGCGCGAGTCCTGGCCGTAGACGGCCGCGTAGCCGGCGAGCGTGCGGCCGTCGAGCTTCTGCTCGGTCGCCTCGAGCGTGCGCTTAGAAATCATTCGCGGTCCCCTCCTGCGCCGACGTGTCGGTGCCGATGTTGGTGCTCCCGCCGCCGGTGCCGACGTTGAGAGCGAGCGTGGGCTCGTCGAGCCCGTCGAGCGGCGCCATGTCCAGGCGCGCGCGCGCCTCGTTGCGCGTGAGGAAACCCGCCTCGACGCCCGTGCGGAGGGCCGCCATGTGCTCGGCGATGCCCGGGCGGATCAGCGCGTCGAGGTCGAAGACGACCGAGTCGAACGGCGTCGCGAGCTTCGCGAGGATCTCGGATCGCCACGCCTCGAGCCAGTGCACCAAGCACGCGTCGACGTACATTCGCGAGAGCCACTCCATCGAGCCGTAGGCGTTGCCGACGTTCTCGGAGAGGTAGGACGCGGGCACGCCGAGAAGGCGCGAGACGTCGCCGATCGAGTACCGCTTCGCGGCCTCGAGGCCCGTGTCGTCGATCGTCGACGAGATGCGCTCGATCTTCACGCCCTCGCCCAGGACGAGCGGGCGGCCCGCGTTGCGCGAGCCCGAATGCCGCTTCATGTAGTCGGACTCGATCTTCTGGAGGTTCTCGAGCGAGAGCTTGCCCGGGTGCACGATCGCGATCTTCGGGTTGCCCGCGTTGACGTACGCCTGGTACGTCATCTGTTCCTGCGCGGCGATGATCTCGACGGCGCGGCGGCAAAGGCCGATGGGCGACTCGCCCCACATTCCCGCGGCGCTTGGCGCGCGGAGGTGGAACACCTGTTCGGGCGCGAGCTTGCCGAACTCGGCGGTGTTGTAGACGGGCGTCTTGCCGGTGACGTCGAGCGAGACGCTCTCGGGGTCGAGGAGGATGAGCTCGAGGAGCTCGCCGCCGCGCGTCCTGTTGATCGCCGCGCAGGCGTTGCCCCATAGGAGCATCTGCATCGTCATCGCGCGGCGGAACTCGAACGCCGGCATATAGGGCGACGGCGAACGGAGCACGCTGTCGGCGCCGGTCGCCGAGACCTCGAGCGGCACGCGCGCGGCGTCGTTCGAGATGAGCGAGACGGCGCGGTAGATCGGCGTATAGCGCAGCGCCCCGTGCGTCGACACGAACGGCGTAGCGCCGCCGCCCTCGCCTAACAGAGTCGCGGACCACGGTCCATAGAACATTCGCCGAAGGAGGCCGAGCATCGCGAGGCATTCTCGCGCGCGAGTCAAGGCGTGTCCGCGTCCAAAGTTGATTTCACCATTCGTCGTACATGGAGCCGCTTTGGCCGCCCCATGCGTGCACGGCAATGATTGCGGCAACGAGTGGGTCGACGATCGACCGGCGCTGCTCCTTCGTGATCGCGATGTTCCCGTTCCTGTCACGCTTGGCGATCGCCGTCCGGCACGCGGTCCGCATGATGGGGTCCTCGCCGATCACGATCTTGCCGGACGCCCAGAGCTGTTGGAATAGCTGGCACCCGGGCCCGAACGTGGCGATCCCCATGGAGTAGGCCTCGACGTTGTGGCCGTCCTGGGCGAGGACCTCGACCATGTACTTCGAGCCCCACCGGTCATAGGCGACAGACTGCACCGACAGGTGCTCCGAAACCTCGGTGAGCTTCGCGCGGATCCGCTCGTAGTCGATCTCGCGGCCCGGCGTGAGCTCGATATGCCCGTTCGCCGCCCAGGTCCGCACGGGAAGGCGGTAGTCGATCTCGCGTTGGGCGACGTCCTGTTTCGGCCACCAGTACCACCCGCGCAGCACGACGCGGCCGTCGTCGAGCGGGATCGCCGCGACCATGGCCGTCATATCGAGCGTCTTCGAGAGGTCGAGCCCGATCCATGCCGGGCGCCCGCGAAGCTCCTCCCACTCGACGGTCTGGCCGCCTGGCCAAAGGGCCATGTCGAGCCACCCTCCCGTATCCTCGCAGAGCCGCGCGCAGTGGTAGCGCGTGAACTCATGGCGACCGAGCGGGCTTTGCTTCATGGTGTTCCAGGCGCGCCTCAGGCTCTTCACGTCGGGCTGCCCGTACTCCATGCTCGGGTTCGCCTTCGACCAGGCGCCTTCGTCCTCGATCGCGTCCTCGGCGTCTAATCCAAATAGCATCGGCATAAAGGCGTCGTCCTCGACCTCGCCGCGGAGGATCGCCTCGCCGGTCGCGACGAGCTCGCCGTAGATGTTGTCGGGCTGCGCGCCGGGCGTGGTGATGATGAGGCCGAGCGACTCGCGGCGCTTGGAGCCGGTCGTGAGGAGCTTGGTCAGGAAACGCCCCTTGAACTCGGCGGCCTCGTCGGCGACCCACATCGACGGGTTGAGGCCGTCGAGGCTCTTCTCGAGCGCGGGGAGCGCGCTCATCTCGCAGTCGTTGGCCGGGCGGCCGATGCGGTCGAAGTAGACCTTCCACCCCTCGGCGCCGATGCGGCCGATCATGGTCTTCGCCGTGTCGAGGCAGATCTCGGCCTGGTGCTCTGTGTTCGCGAGCACGTGCACGCGGCGCCCGTCACCCTGGGCCATGTCCCAGAGGCACAAGCCGGCGGCCAACGTCGTCTTGCCGGCGCCGCGGGCGACCTGGAGGATCGCGAGCTTGACGCGCCGGCGGCGGTCGTCGGTATGGCGCCACCCCCAGACGTTGGCGAGTACCCAGACTTGCCACGGGTGGAGCTCGAACGCGCGGCCCGAGTCGTCGCCGACGAGCGAGAGCTCGGCGAAGTGGGCCACGAGACGGTCGACCGAGTCCCAATCGAGGTAGACGTCGGCGCGCTCGAGGTCGCGCGCGAAGCGTTGGGACGCCGCAAACACCCATTTGGACGCAGGGCGCGAGCCGTCGAGCACGCTTTCGACGTACGCTGTCACGACGTCGCGCGCAGGCGTGCGAAATTTCGCGGCGCTGGACGGGTGATGACTTAGGGTCCCCCCCTTCCCCAAAATCCTACCCCCCCCCTCCCCCCCCTCCGATGTGGATAACTTGTGGATCAAATTTTCACCGTTTTCTTTCGTGCGCGTGCTCGAGGTCGTGGCAGGCGTCGCAGAGCGTGAGGAGGTTCGACCAGACGTAGGTGAGGTCGGGCCGCACGTGGCGCGGGACGATGTGGTGCACGACGTCGCCCGGCTTCCCGCATCTCGCGCAATGGGGATGCTGCATGATGTGGATGTTCCGCATCTTGCGCCACTTGCCACACGCCACAAGGCTCTCCTTCTGCACTGGCGTGCGGAACGTGCCCTTGAATGGAGGAGCGTGCCTAAACGTCTTGTGGTGGCTCTGCGGCCTCAATGCGTTCCCTCCGTACGTGACGGGCGCTCGAGCACTGCACCGAGTCCTCAACCCAGTGCTCGAGCTGCATGATCGCGAGCCATGGGCGACCGTTCGAGCGGTGGAGGATCACCCAGGGGCGCCCATGGGCGTCGCGCCGACACTGCTCCACGGCCTTGCCGAGCTCGAGCCGTTCGGTCCTCTTGACCTCCACGTGAAGGTTCATGCCTTCGCAGACGACGTCGGCGGCCGTCCCGGCCTTGCCGCAGTACTGCGCCGTCCGCCGGCAGAGCATCCCGAGCCTGTTGAGCTCTTGCACGATCTCACGCTCGCCTGTGGCGCCCTTCCGGCGTTGCATTCCTCCCACGATCACCACCTTTCGTCCGGCTGTCAGGCGGAAATGTACGTGGCGCGCAGCATAAGCGCCACTTACTTTCCGCCATTCTCTTTATAGGCGGCGGAAAGTAAGTCCCCCGCCTCCAGAGACGCTTCCGCGCCTGTATTAGACGCGCCTGAGGAGATGCTTCGGGCGCCCGCCGTCGGCCTTGCCGAGCACGATCTCGACCATTTGGGAGTCGACCGCGAATGCCAGGAGCTCGCGCGCCTTCGCCTTCGGGATGCCATGCGACATGGCGCGCTCGAGGACCTCGCCCTTCCCTGCCTTGCCGTCGACGAACATCGCGGCGAACTCCTCGGCCGTCATTTCGCGCTTGGCCGCCTGGGCGCCCTTCTTGGGCGTCCAGAGGTCATCGGGGTCTAGTCCGTCCTCGAGGACCACGTCGGGCGGGGCGACGCGCAGGACGCACGCCTTGGGCGGCGGGAAGCTTCTGGCGACGGCGCGCATCGTCACGCACCCCTCCTCGGCGTGGCGAAGGTAGACGATGTGGGTGTCGACGGCGCGAGAGATCGCGCCCGCGCCCGATCCGACGTCGGTCGTGCCCTTCTGGCTCTGGTCGCCCTTCGAGGCATGGTGCACGTTGATGATCGCCGCGCCCGACGCGGCCGCGATCCGGTCGAGGTGGTTGTAGATCTGGACCATGTCGCCGTTCGCGTTCTCGTCGGTCCCTTTCGGGATGAGCCGGTAGAAGGCGTCGAGGGCGATCACCGAGAACGTCCCCCTCGGCTCCGAGCGGACGGCCGCCTCGATCGCCTCCAGGCTCGTATACGCCCCTCTGAGCCACGCGCACGACATCTGGGCGTCCACGGCCCTCAGGTCGGCCCCGACGCCTTGGGCGACCTTGTGGAGCCTCTGGAGGCCCGTCTCGGGGTGTAGCTCGTTGTCGACCAGGAGGACGCGCCCCTTTCGGACCTTCCGCCCGAGCCATTCGGTGCCGGTGCAGACGGCGAGGAGAAGCTTGTAGAGCATCCACGTTTTGCCCACCTTCGGCGAGGCGATCCAGTTCACGACCTCGCCGCGGCGGAAGAGGCCGTCGACGATCGGCTCGCGCAGGGTCGGCGGGCCCTTGGCGAGCTCGGGCGACGTCAGGATGATCGGATCATCCACGGGGCACCCACTTGTAGAACGCGCTGTCCTCGAGGAGCTTGAAGAGCCAGTTGTCGCGCGGGAGGTCGGACCGGCGGAACTCGCGCGGATCGAGCTCGGGCGGGAGCGCCTTCCAGAGGCGGATGAGCTCATGCTGGACGATGAGCTGTTGCTCGGGGTCGAGGTCCTCCGTCTCCTCGCGGTAGACGTTCGAGATCGCCGCGGCGCCCCTGGGCGCGCCCGCGTCGGACGCCACGATCTCCATGAACACCACCGCGGCCGCCCGCCGGCAGTCGCGGTCCACCTTCGTCCTCGGCACCAGGTGCTCGCGCAGGAACGCGCGGCCCTCTGCCTGGGTCATCCGGTTCGCTGCGTGCCTCGATTCGCGCGAGCCCACGGCGCGCGCGGCGCAGAGCCTCGCGACCTCCGATGCCTCGAGCCCATACTCCGCCGCCGCCGTTCCCGCCGCCTTGGCGGGTGCCATGCCTTCCCTGATCAAGTCGGCCATCCGTGCCACTGCTTGCTCCATGGTTGTGCCTCCGTAAAAAGGCCCTCCCACCGGCAAGCGTGGTGGGAGGGCCCTGGGGTGCACGACGCGAGGAGCCTGCGCCGTGAAGGAGGTCGTGGGAAAGGGGAAGCGGCGCGTCAGACGCCGCCTCCCCCAACGCGAATGGCTTAGAAGGGGATCTCCTCGTCCTGGATGCCGCTCTTCGGCGCGGCGGGTTGCCCGAGCTTCGAGAGCGCGACGATCGCGCGGGAATCCTTCCAGGGGATCGTGTTGATGACGACGCGCTGTCCGCGCGCGATCGGGTCGGATGCGAGGATGAGCTTCTCATCCCACATCCACAGGTAGACGTCCTCGCCGTTCTCGGTGTAGCCGAGCTTGGCGTAGGGCTTGCCGTTCTTCGTCTCGCCCACCTTCCAGTAGCCGACAGTCACCTCTGTCTGGGCGCTCGGCGGCCTCTCGGCAGGCTTCTCGACGGGCTTCGGTGCGGGCGCGACGTGCCCCTCGATCTCGAGGGCGAGCGCGCGGAGCTTCTTGACGATCTCACTGCTGTTCATCTGGCATTTCCTCTCGCGTGGTTGTGGCGACGTTGTCGCCGAGCATGGTCATGGCGTGGCCGAAGAAGAGACGGAGCGCCCGCCCGGCCGCGCGGGTCGACGCCATGGCGCGGCGGGCGAACTGGGGGCGCTTCGACCACCCGCGCTCGTCGTCGCAGCAGATCGAGGAACCGCGCCCGAGCACGACGCCGTCGGATGCGCGGACGATCTCGGCGGTCGCCTCCCAGGCGCCGACGTCGCCGATCTCGATGCGGCGCACGCGGACCTCGCGCACGTGGTATCCGAAGATTCCCGCGAGGAGCGTGGCGCCCGAGACATGGATGTAGGTCTTCCCGTCGATCACGCTCGAGTGCTCGCGGATGATCCGCGGCCCGACGATCGCGCACGTGTCGCGCATCAGGACGGACGGGGCGATCTGCGAGTCGACCTCGACGGCAGGCGCCTTGCGGCGCACGACGATCTCGGTGCTCATACGGCCTCCCTCTGGACGTCGTCGTTGCTGCCGTCGGTGTACGTGCGGAGCTCGGCGCGGAGCTTGCTGATCTCCTGGGCGGCGTCGACGAGGATCCCATCGAAGAGATGATCGCTATCGCAGCAGTTGCTGCTGTCCATCGCCCAAAGACGGTCGACGATGTCCGGCATTGGCCCAGGCACGTGCGGCCAGGCTTTCAGACTGGCTACTTCCTTCCTGAGCCGTTCGATCTCGGCGGCCGCATCCTTGCATAGGTCGGTCTCCTCGCGCCATGACTTCATGTCCGCGGCGTAGTGCCAGAGGATCACGACGAAACCGCCATACGGCGTCGCACCCACTGGGTACATCCCGCGAAGCTTGTCCACGATGTCCTGAGTCACTTGGCACCCTCCTTCCGCTCGACCTCGATGCGGAGCTTCTCGATCTCGAGCGCCGCCTCGCGAATGACGCCGACGGCCTCGAGCATGAGGCGGGCGGTCACCCGGTCGCCCGGCCCGACGTCGCCCACGCGGTCGATGAGGCGGTTGCGGACGTCCGCGGCAAGCTCGAGGAGCGTGTACTGCCCCTTGAACGGGTTGTTGCCGACGGCCGCGTTCCACTCGCGGGTCCAACGATCGTTGATCTCATTCGGCTCGATCTCCATCTTCGGGTCGTGACTCATCGCACCCCCCGATCGTCGAGGAGCGGCCAGATCGCGCAGAGCGCGAGGAATGCGATCCCGATGATCGCGCAGACGTTTCCGAACATGGTCGTGTCTCCTTCCTCGGCCTCGCCGTCACGGCAAGGTCGAGCATCACCGAGTAGCCCGCGATCGCCTCCTTGACGATCTGACGGCAGGATCTACCCATGCCACGCGAGAGGGCGTGCAGCGTTGTCCAGGTCACTTCATCCACTGCAACGGCGCGCCTCTTCATGTGCTCACGGTATTAGATCGGTCCGAAGGCGTCAAGGGCTTGAAGGAAACTGGCGATTCAGTTCCTCGCGGCGCTTCTGGCATCCGCACGGGCGCCCCGTCACGCGCTCGGCGCAGCGTGCTAGCACCTTGACCCCCGTCACGCGTGCGGCGGTCTCGACGACGTCGCCCAGGCCGCGCGCGGGCCCGCGGTAGTGCTCGCAGGCGCCGCAGCGCT